AGCAAGCCTTCAACATTAAATTCAACGTAATACTTGTCGCTATCAATTTTGCCGATAAGACAACGTAGAATCTCTTGCTCAATATTGACCAGCAGCGGTCTAAACGTGTACTTCAAAAAGTGCAAATCTTGTGCTTCAGCAGAGGCTGCCCATGAGCTTTGCTTGTCAAAGTGGCCAATCATGATTGGCGAAACACGGAACCATCGGCAGATTTCCTCAATCTCAAAGGATCGCGTCTCCAGCATTTGCGCTGCTTCTGGGTTCATGGTCACGCCGTTATATTGCATACCATGCTCAAGCACCATCGTCTTGCCAGCGTTGCTGCTACCCATAAACTTACTGATATGGGTGTGCAGTTTGTTACGCTGCTCAGTGGTTAGCTTTTGGTCAGTGGTCAAGAACCCAGACGTTTGCAATCCATTTTCAAAGAACTTGCCGGCGGCATGTTCAGCAGATGCAGCAGTCGCAAAAGTCTCACGGCCCTTATTAATGGTAAAGATACCCATCACGCCATCAACGCCAAACGCGCGAATATGCATGACGTCTTTATGATTAATTTCTCGCCGCGTAGTATCTTCTGTGTAATGATACTGCAGCAGCTGATTGCTTTTATTGCGGGTCACGCTGACATGCTGCGGTAATAGCGGCTCAAGCGAGATAATCCGATTGCCCGTAATATTGCGCTTGATCTCAACATAAGCATTACCCCAAAGCAGTAGGCTTGCCACAATCATTTGCATGAATCGTGCAGGCGTCATCTCATAATTAGGCGACCGGCACAACAAATCATACAAAGGATGCTGCTTTGCCACCACACGACTGCCATCGGCTTTGGTTTCATAAACCTTTAATGGCAATGTTGAAACCGTCTCAGATACCAAGCGCACGCACGAAAACACAGTACTAAGCTGCAAGGCGCTATCAACGGTGACATTTTTGCCACTGGCTGTTCTGGTTGTCACATTATCACTAGGCGTTAGACTCAGATGTCCATCCAAGCCTAAAAAACTAATGGCGGCTTTTGCAGCTTTTGCAAAACGCTTGGGCTTGATTAGATTACGCACATTGAATCCCTTAAATATTAAACGCCGATTATGATTGGGTCATCGTAGAAGCCATTATCGCCGCCACCATCGCCAGCCAATACCATGGCGCGACTGATACCCATTAATAGAGCAACAGCACCATCGATTTTTTTGTAGTTGGTTTCTTTTCGCGGGAATACGTTATTGTTGGCGTCTTCGCGTGATACAACGTTGCCAATCATCCAAGATAGGACTGGGTGACCGTCATGATGAAACCGTCCGCCTTTCATCGCCGCTTCAAGCTCACGCATTGCTGGAGAGAAAGACTTAACAGTCTTAGGAATCTTCACCGCATCATAGCCTGCCGCTTCAATAGTAGCCGCAACTTGGAAACCGCCCCATTCATCGTAAGGCACTTCGGTTAATGGAAAGTTTCCCGCATCAGAAACCAAGTCTTCAGCGATAGCATTCAGGTCGTTTTCAGCACCATCGTGCACTTCAAGCAGCCCTTGATTCATCCACTTTTGGTACCGCTCAACCGCTTGCTTCTCATCACCCTTATAAACCGTGTCTTCTGGTAAATAAAACCATGGCGCCAAGCAGTAGTAATGAAGCTTGCCGTCATCTTCATGTCGATAAAACAGATTGATGCGCGCGGCAATATCAATTTTTGACGCCAAATCAATCGGCATCACACAAGGCGTGGTTGAAAAATCATCAATACTTAGCGTGTCATCAGCACACGCGCGCCAGTGCTCCATGTTAAAGAACGCTGATTTTGCTGATACCCAAACATTAAGATGCTTGGTCTTAAAAGAGTTTTGACGGCTTGCGTTATTGATAGCTTTGGTTTGCTGTGATGCTAAGAAGTCAGCATATACAGATACGTCATAATTTGGGTTAGCTTTGATCAGGACGTTTGGGTCGGTCCAATCATCACCATCATCGATACTCCAAATCCAGCCAAACAGCTCGTCATCTGGCACATTGCCAAGCAGCATGTCTTGCACACGGCTGCGCAGCTCATAACATGGGCCCTCGATATTGTGACCGGCTGTGGTGATGACAAACATCATGGGTTGGCGGCGTGCGCCCATACCCGTTTGCATCGTGTCATAAAGACGGCTATCAGGATGCTCATGGTATTCATCGACGATGGCGCAATGTGGTGACTGACCATCTGGCGGGTCCCCGATAATTGGTTCAAACAAAGAGCCGTCATCAGGTCGCTCGAGACTGGCCGCGTTAATCTGTATACCAGTTGCCTGAACTAAAGCAGGCGAACGCAATACCATCAAACGTGCCGGCTTAAAAACCTCCCACGCTTGCTTCTCAGTTGTCGCACCTGAATAAACTTCGCTACCAAACTCGCCATCATTGGCAAACATATTAAGAGCAACACCCGCGGCGATTGCAGACTTACCATTCTTACGCGGCACTTCCCAATAGGACTCACGGAAGCGTCTGAAGCCGTCTTTTTTACGCATCCAACCAAACGTTACCGCGATACCGAATTTTTGCCACGGCTCAAGCTGAATTTTTAAGCGCTTTAAGGCCCACTCACCTTTCGTATGAGGTAGCAATTCAACAAAAAGTATCTTTTTTTCGGCGGATTTTGGGTCAAATTTGTATGGATAGTCACGTTTTTTTGACGCTTTTAAGTCGTCCAAGTGACGTTGACACGCCAGAACTACCCATTTGCACGCTGGAACTTTGCCTTTGACAACTGCTCGTGCCCACTTATTGGCGATATCAACATTAGGATAATCGGCCATATTTATCTCGCTTGAGCATCCGTCACATATTCAGAACACCTGCAAATGGGTTGGTTTGATTTTTATCGCCAGCACCCGTTAAGCGTTGACGAGATGACGGATCTAATCCTAGTAAGCTACCAAAAGTTGCCATCTGTCTTGCTGCCTCATTGAGTGCGGTTAATGCTGGATTTTTAATTGGACTGCCTGACGCACCCATAACGGTAACGCCTTGTGTCGCAAGCTCCTTTTGGCTTTTGCGATAAGTGTCGTAGGCCATGCAAAAAACTTCGACGTTGTGCATATCTGTAATTCTAAGCAATTCGTTTTCAAGTAATTCAGGAACGATGGACCGCCAAATCATCGGCGCAAATTCTAAATCGCTCATGTATTCTGGCGGCTCAATATCGACCACTTCGCTAAATTCGGGAACGTTGATATTTTTATTTTTCGATTTTCTCGGGTCAGCCTTACGGCCGCGTCCTGGTACCGCCGCAATTCCTCCCATAGCAAAAAATCCTTAGCCGGTCAATAGGGCAAACTTTTAATTAGACGCTCGTAAAAATGTACTTTAGGGGGCGGTCATTCGGGGCTTCCGGCTGAAGTCAAAACCCACCCTCCCCCTGAAAAACTATTTATTTAAGCGAGATATCTCATTAAATATATCGTCAATTGCAGTCTGAATCTCAGAGCTCGAATCAACATTAAAGTTATGGCAGTTACCGTTTTGCAATATCACTACTATGCGATGCTGCTGCAACCCATTATGATCTCGATATGTTGCAGGCTGTACGGATTCAATATCTGCTGCATTGATAATCGTCTTGCGTACTTTGATAAATTTAAGCATGGTTTTTACTCGTTAGCTGTCTTAACTTTATGATGCGGATTGCATAGCGACTGTAGGTTGCTGAGCTCGTCCGTACCGCCTTTAGACTTTGGCACTATGTGATCGACATCGGTTGCTGGCACGAACCTGCCTGCCTGCTGACAAGCCACGCAAAGATGACCATCACGCTCAAGTACTTGCGCGCGTAGCTTACGCCAAGCATGCCCGTAACCGCGCTTGGTTGTGCTACCGCTTCGGTCTGGTCGCTTGGTCCAGTTGCTGCGTTGGTCTGCATGGTCATCACAGTATCCTTTGTCTTTACGTTTAACTATGTTTGGGCAGCGGTATTGGCGACATGGCGTGGATGGCATGGCTTTGGTTTCCATTTCTTATTGTCTGGCTCAATCAAAGCCATATACTTCTTAGCATCACTGTTGCCGTTGTTGGCTCTAGCAGTAAGCAGTCTTAGGTTTGAGTGTCTATACTCTAGCGTTTCGCCTGTGCGATAGTTGATATACAGCGTCTCGCTTGTGCATTCATATCTCATGGGTATCACACCTCACTAAACGTTAGGCATAAAAAAGCCCCACTCGTGAAAGTAGGGCTTAAATTAAATTTATGTTGCCGCTGTCTGCTGCGGATGCATACAACATAACATACTTATACGGCATACCTCGGGCAAAGTCAAATTATTTTTTTAATAAAATACGAAAACCCCTTTCTTTAAAATGGAAATTTCTTCTATCACAGAAAAAGGTTGTTGATCTTATTCTTATATTAAGATTCGATACGATGTATCTAATACTTTCCTTCTTAACAGTTTATTCATAATTCTATTTTTTTCTTCAATATATACTGGCTCTCTGTCGGCGTATTCATCGTCTTCCACTTCAATAGTAAATAAACCTTCTCGTTTCGACTTAACCACTTCACCTATATACTCGTTTAATAAGTTATGAGCTTTATTGTCTTTGATGTAACCACTTGTTAAGTCCTGAAAATTGACAATTTGATTGTCATAGATATAGCCTTTGATTTTTCCAGTAGAATCTATGATTTTCGGTAAATTAGTTTTAATTTTTCCTCTCTGAATTTTGTTTAATTTGAATAAACCTCCTTGATCTGTATGGATTCCTCCTATTCCAATAGCACTTCCGCAACTAAAAATATTACAGTTATCTAAAGTAATTATTGAACCATGATTATCTATTTTTATTTGCCCTTTTTTGTTAATTACAACTTTAGTGCCGCTATAATTAGCAGACAATCTTTTCAACTCAACAATTCCGTCTGCTTCTATATCGAGCTCTAAGTTGATAACCCCTTTCTTAAGACGAGCCTCTATACGAGAAGCCACAGCATATACATCACAATTATCAACTAATGCAATAAAAGTGTTCCTATTTAAATAACCAACTTTATTCCCATTATCATCGTAGAAAATTGCATTAAAAAGAATTTGACCTTCTTCTTCTTCAATCCAAATAATAGGCTTTCCATTAATTTCTAAAATTTTCTTAGTATTTTCAAAATATGACGCACCACATTTTATTTTTATATCTTTTGGATGTGGAAAGTATGAAGAAACTGCAAACCCTCTTTGTTTACAGTAAGGTTTAGCTTTGCTCTCTTTAATAACTCTTTTAGATAGAATGCGTCGAGTTACTTGGTCATGATGCTCACTACACAACAATGCTATATGATCAGGATTGTGCTCCATAGCATCACAGAATAATGGGTCAATATGTTCATAATCCACTAACATTTTTCCGCAGATTACACATCCATATCCGTCTTGCTTTCTTACAATTTTCTTAACTTCTGCTGGAATAGTTCTAGATAAGCCGTGTTTATTAACCATTGGAACTGAGTTTTTATTTGACATATTCACACACCAAGATGGTTTCAATTAAACAATATTTTAGCATTATATTATTGAATCACGCGGAGTCTTTTTGGCTCTCAGCGATATTTTTAATCACACTGATCACAGCTTGCTCAGCTGTATCAACCAATTTTTTACAGTATTTATCACACATCTTCATCCCTGCCTTAGCACCACCTCGTCTATACTCAGGCTCGGACTTAGTGAGCTTTTGCGCCAATCTCTGATAGCTATAGCCGTATCGATACTTGAGTTTAATCAGTCGATAGCTAAATTTATCATGCGCTTTGAGATATACCATAGCGTGCTCAATCTCTAGCATCTCATCATCACATCCAATATCAACACCACCGCCACTATCTGGCAATATAAGACTCCATGCTGATTTATAACCTAGCGGACTGCAACTGCCGACACTACCGCCGCCTACTGGCGATGCTGCTACATTGCCACGACCTACCCAACGACCCCACATTGTCAGCTTCGCTTTGATACCTAGTTCGTCGATCATTGGTCATCCTCCATACCATCAAGTGCATTAACAGCCATCGCTATATATGCATGTACCTCGTTTTTGTCGAAGTCGGCATGACTTACAAAATCAGGGTTAGCAGTGTCGTAAAAATGACGCAACCCTCTAACTGCTGTAATAAGGTTGCCTATCGCGCTTGACTGACCATCGGTATATTTTCCGCTTTGTTCGGCACGGCATATTTGACAGATACCGCCTTGACTTAAAATCAAAGAGTCGATGCTGTACTTCTCATAAACTCTGCTGCATTGTTCACACTTAGTGCTGCCATCGATCTCGCTCACAATCCCTTCTCCTTAAAGCTACTACTCTATAATTAGAAACCCAATCGCCCATACCGAAACAAATAACATTATTAAGGATATCCGCCACTGCCTAATGGTGAATGCTGCGCCTGCAATGAGCTCTATATAAGCCATCACTATTGAAGGCATAGCGAATGCAATAAAAACTACGATGATGAGCTTTATTGTATTTTTCACAATATCACTTTCCTTTCTTTTTCATTATCTTTGGCGCTGGCACGTCGACCACACCCTTTTCAATCAATCGATGATATTTATATATAAGCATGCCAGCATCACGGCTATGCTCAGACGTACGCCCATGCCAGCCAGTAATCATCTTAAAGTCTTTGGCG